AGGGGAAGGGTGGATAATGGTTGACGAGCGAGAGATTGACGAAGATGACAGCGAGTTGGACTTGCAACTAATCGAAGCGGAAAATGCTATGACAGACCAAAACACGTTTCTAAGCAAGCTAATCAACTTTGTGCAGACTGGTAGCCCGAAACCAAAATTAAAGAGCGCACAAGACAAAAAAGTAGGCGATTTGAAATACTTTAAAGTTCGATATAAGTACACGGGAAATAAAAACCCTGAGAGGGAGTTTTGCAAAGCTATGATGGCGAAATCTGAAAGGTTGTTCCGAAAAGAAGATATTGACGAAATGAGCCGCCGAGCAGTTAATCCGGGTTTTGGTGAATTTGGTGCGAACACTTACGACATTTTCAGATTCAAAGGCGGACCGCGTTGTCACCACAAGTGGTCGCGTGTTACATTTATGCTAGACTTGAACGCGATTGAAAAGGGTTATGAAGAAATTGGAACGCGCAAAGCGGAGATAAAAGGCTATGAAATCAGAAATCCTTATGAAGTTTCATTTTATCCTAACAACTTACCACTAAAAGGATTTTCACCACGTAATAAGAACCTACCAAAAGACGTAAGATAATGGCAGAAGCACTATTAATTACACGCGATGACGTTGTAAAATTCACAACGTTAAACGGGAATGTGGATGCGGACAAGTTTATTCAATACATTAAAATCGCGCAGGACATTCATATCCAAAAGTACACGGGAACAGACCTATTGAACAAGCTAAAAACGGACGTTACTAACAATACATTAAGCGGTAACTACTTGAGTCTTGTGAACAATTACATTAAGCCTATGCTTATCCATTTTGCTATGGTTGAATATTTACCTTATTCGGCTTTTGTGATTGGAAATAAAGGTGTGTACAAACATTCAAGTGAAAACGCTGAAAACATTGATAGGTTAGAACTATCATTATTGATTGACAAACAGACGCAGACGGCTAACCATTATGCGGATAGGTTCGTGGATTATATGTGTTTTCACCAACACTTATTTCCCGAGTACAATAGTAACTCAAACGGAGATATTTACCCGTCAAGCGATATAAACTTCACAAATTGGATTATATGAGACGCTCAAAAAAGAACGTGGAAAAATTATTAATTTACCTTAAAAAAATAGAAAATGCCAACGTGGACATCAAACATACCAAGCCAAGTCAAAACATACGCTAATACAGGCGCGTTTCCTGCAACGGGAAGTGTTAAGACTATCTACATTGCGGAAGATACGGATATCGCTTACTATTGGACGGGTTCGGCGTATCAGTCTATTTCGATTCAGGACTTGAGCGGATTAGTGCCTTACACGGGAGCGACTACCGACGTTGACTTGGGCAATAACGACTTGAACGCCGAAGGAATTAAAATCAAAGGAACGGCGGGGAATGGTCATCTTAACATGAAGCACCAATCGTCAAATCCAACGGCTGGAGGTCAGGAAACTGTAGTTTTCGCAGGTGCGGACGGTGAGCCACGATTCAAGAATGACGGAAACGCGGTGGAGCAGTTTGCCAGTAGGGAGTGGGTAGGGTTGCAAGGGTTTCAAAACACTCCGATAGTTGTCAATGCAAACATAACAGCGCAAAATGACCGTGTGTATCATGTTGTCGCGAATGCGACATTCACAGACCCTACAGGCGTAGAAGGACGGGGATATGTGGTTGTAGTTAGAGGTGCAACAGCTACAATAGGAGGAAACACAGGAGGAGCAGGAACTATTAATTACAGACTATTCCATTCTGGTTCGTGGACGACTTATCAATTTTGGAATATAAATCAACTTACTAATGTTTTCGTCCCACAAACACGCACTATCAACGGTTTAGACCTTACGGCAAATAGAACGCTCACAACGGCGAACATCAACGATAGCACTAATAGGCGTTACGTTACAGATGCACAGTTAACGGTTATAGGTAACACGAGCGGAACAAACACAGGCGACGAAACGCAATCTTCTATTCTTTCCAAGTTAGGATTTATTAATAAAAAACAATTTGGAGGTAGCGTAACAGGAACAACTTCTGAAACGATAGTACACACTTACGCATTTTCAGCCAATGAGTTAAGTGCCAATGAAATATTGCATTTTGAAACGCAATTTTTTAGAGTTTCACCGTCCGCAAATGGTACATTTAGACTGAAGTTTAACACTTCCAATACGCTTGTTGGTTCTGTTCAATTAGCTACTAACGGCATGGGGGGTAATACAAGTACGTTTGCATCTGTGCGGAGAAAATTAACTATAAGTGGTGGAAATATAATTGGCTTTCCACCTACAACATCGAGCGCGTCAGATTTATTGAGTTCAGCAATTGCCACACTAAGTAATTCCATTGACGTAACGCAATCACTTTGGTTCTTCGTGACTTACCAGCCGTCAGGTTCAGGAGATACGGCAACTTGTTCTTTTTCAAACCTAAAGAATTTCTAGCATGAAAAGTATTATTGACAAAACAACGGGCAAGTTTCTGTACTGCAGGCTTGACGAACCAACAGAAACGAATGAAATCGCAATTGACCAAATTTGCGACTTAGAAATAAATGAAGGACAAGAAATTTACTTTAATTTTGAAACGGAAAAATTTGAAGTAAGATGAGAACGATTAATCATTTAGTTGTACATTGCACCGCCACGCCACAAACTACGACGGTGGCATCAATTCAAAAGTATTGGAGGGAAAATCTAAAATGGAAATCCCCTGGTTATCATTTTTTAGTTGAAGCCAACGGAACGGTTCACAACTTGCAACCGATTAATTTACCGTCCAACGGCGTTGCTGGTCACAACGCAAATTCAATCCATATTAGCTACATTGGTGGCGTTAACGGTCAAAGAGCAGTAGATAACAGAACAGAAGCACAAAAACGCGAGATACTGCGTCTATTGACCGATTTAAAGAAACAATTCCCAAACGCTAAAATCCAAGGACATCGCGACTTTCCAAGAGTGGCTAAAGCGTGTCCAAGTTTCGACGCAAAAACAGAATATTCAGCCTTATGATCGAGATAGTAGAGATAGCAAAAAAATACGGTGCAACAGGACTGCTAGCCGTTGCCGTTTGGTGGCAAAATACCCGTATTACAGATATTGAACAACGCCTTCACAACTGTTACGAAGCGCGGATTATGGAAAAGGGTAGGACGTCACAGAATTTCCATACAACAGAAAGATTGATAGCCGTATTACCGAAACGGGAAAAGTTTGTAACTTTGTGACCATTCATATTATTTAGTTTTTAGCCCTCGGATATGTCTGAGGGTTTTTTGTTTAATTTTGCATCATAAGCCCTCGATGCCTATCCACGATGCACACTTCGGGGGTTTTCTTTAATTTTACCCCTATGAAACACCTAATCCTACTCCTAATCTTAACCAGCTGTTCCGCTGAGTGGCATTTCGGACGGTTCATCAAAAAAGGTGGAAAGGTTGAGCCTAAGATTGAAGTGGTTGAGTACACCGATACTTTGCGAATAAACGGTAAGGACTCGATTATTTTGGTTCGCGTTCCAGTAACGTGTCCTGAGGTTAAAATTCCTGAGCCACGTTGGCGGACGAAACTTGAATATAAGTACAAATACAAAATACACCGCGATACAGTGCGATTGAACCGCGATGTGGTGAAATACCAATACAAGGAGAAAAAAGTCGCTGAGAAGCGTTCAAATTGGTTGTGGTGGTATATTAGTGGGGTTGTGAGTTGTATTGTAATAACATTCGTATTGAAGAGGGTTAAAATTTAGCCCTCTTTTTTTTGTCGTTTAATTATTCATTTGAATAAAATGATTATATTTGCAGGAAAAAGCAGTGAACGATTTGGTGTATTACACGCCGAAAAAAGTAGTTGAGAAAATACAAGCTCAAAAATCCACCGTATGAACCTAACCGACAAACTAACCCTAACAAATGAAGATAACATGGCTTTAATGGCTCGGTATCCAGATAAGTATTTTGATTTGGCTATTGTTGACCCGCCTTATATGCAAGATAATAAATCATTAAAAAGGTTAGGTAAAAAAAGAACTCAATTTGATGTTTCAACATTTATACCGCCAAAAGAAAAATATTTTAAAGAATTAAGAAGAGTAAGTAAAAATCAAATTATTTGGGGTGGTAATTATTTTACTGATTTATTGCCTATTTCTCGTGGTTGGGTTTGTTGGGATAAAATTAAAGCAATGGATAAATTTTCAGATTTTGAGTTAGCTTGGACATCTTTTGATAAAGTTTGTAAAACATTTAGATTTTGTAATAATGGTGGTTTTATAGTTAAGGGAATAGATTTAAAAATTCACCCTACACAAAAACCAAAAGAACTATACAAATGGTTACTCGATAAATACGCAAAGCAAGGCGACAAAATCCTTGACACGCACTTAGGTTCAATGAGTATCGCAATCGCTTGTCACGATTACGGATTTGAGTTAACAGGGTGCGAACTTGACCCTGAATACTACGAGAAAGGAATTAAACGAGTTCAAAACCATATATCACAATATAAATTATTTTAAAATGCAATCAAAAAAACAGTCCCTAATCGAAAGCGTCACCCAAACAGTAGTTGGGCTTGTCGTTTCTTTCGGTATTCAGTTGGTCATTTATCCTATACTGAACATTCCCGTGACGTTAAGTCAAAATGTGATTATTACAGCCGTTTTCTTTGTCGCGTCAATCGGACGTGGCTACATTATTCGTAGAATTTTTAACAAGCAATAAATGAAAATACACCCAAACACAACACAAGGAAAGGAAGTTCAAAAGATATTCCTGAACCTTATCCACGAGTCCGAGTACAAGCGTATATCAGACTTTGCGCGCGAACACAATCTACCTTACCACAAGGTCTATCTACGTCTGTTTCAAAAAAAACGCTGGATTAATTTGGATCACGTCAACGAACTGGTTGCCTTAATCGACAAGCGGAAGAAAATCATGGTTGTTGGCGACACGGTTAAGTTAGGCTCGATTTAGGGCTTAATTTTTTTTAATAATTTATTCAATTGAATAAAAAAAAGTGTATATTTGTTGAAAATTAAATAACATGATACATTACATTAACATCGCCAGCGGTCACCTAAAAACGCTGGTGGAAGGCTTAGAGCTTTCCGAAATGGAAACGAAAGTTTTAAACGGCATGGAAATAGGACGGCTGAAAGGTTGTTACTCCTTAGACATTATTAACGGAATAGAACTCTCCATGTGGGTGACATTCGATGGTCGCCCTTACATGGTGCAATGTGAAAACTGGAGCGAAACAAACTTTGCCCTATTGACAAAAAGATTAGAAGTTGAACTTGATAATATAGGATTACTATGAAAAACCACCACTTATTAGCCAGCATCGCAAACCAAAAGATTAGACGCGAGATTTTCACCGCTAACGATACGGATTTGACCGTTAGGGATGAGAAAAACAATATTGTCGCGCAATGGTTTCCAGAGTTGAAGTTGTATAGCGTTACAACCGTAGTAGGCGACGTGACGGCGTATGCTATCCATGAAGCGGCGACTTTATTAACCGAAAATCAATAGTCATGGACGCAAGAGAATTAAGAATAGGAAACTACATTCAATACTTTGGAAATGTAGTTCAAGTTGAAGGTATAGTTAACGAATCCAACGGTTTTGGACTACAACTAAATGGAGGTGATTTTGCTTCAATTAATTCTAACAGCTTAGAACATGACCCACTAACTGAAGAATGGTTGTTGCGTTTTGGTTTTGTTAAAGAAGTAGAATATAAAAAGAAAATTAATTTTAGTAGATTTCATTTGTTTCAAATAAGCGCTTCAAATCCTTACAATGATAATGAAAATGAGTTTAAAGTTAATTTTTACCAAAGTAAACAATGTGTTGAATTATGTAGAATCAAATATGTCCACCAACTTCAAAACCTATACTTTGCACTAACAGGGGAGGAATTAACACTTAAAACCAAATAATATGAACACTTTTGAAATCTTAATGTCAGCCGGTGCAGTAGTCACCGCTTTCAGTGTCGGAGCACAATTAGCCCGAACCAAAATGAAAGAATTACAAGCCCGTAACCGCGAGTTGCAGGACTTGGTGCAGTCGGAAACGTATCGCCGTCACCAGTGGGAGGATAGTGCGAATCGTTGGAAAGAATTGTACCTGAATAACGTTAGGCGTGCGAATGGTTATGAGCCTAAGGATTTAACTAAAAAGGGTTGACATGGCACAGAAAACAGCAGTAGAGTGGTTAGAAATAAGATTTTACTTCACTAAAGGTCAACTAATAGACATTGATTTTCAACAAGCCCTAGAAATGGAAAAGGAGCAGATTGAGAATGCTTTTAATCAAGGTTTTTCAACCCCACAATGGGATAAAAGCAAAGAAAACAAAGCAGAACAATACTACAACGAAACCTTTAAATCAAACCAAAATGAAAACAGAACAAACTTGGATTGACACTTATTTAGGTAGATTTTTTTCGTATCGAAAATTAAGAAAAGGATATTGGTATAAACATCAATTCACAAAAGATGCCGAAGAACTTACTTTTCCACAAGGTAAAACTTGGTGGGCAAGGTATGGAGAAATCAATATATATTCAATAGTAATTGAACAAGAAATATATTAACCTTTAAATCAGAATAGAATGATAATAGTAAAATGTAATGATAAAAATATAGGAGAAATAAAATGTGAATCAATGTATCAAGCTCACACTTGGAAAATATATCTTAATGCAAATGGATATGAATGTGAAGTGCTTAATAATGGAGAATCAATAAATCTCTCTAATGAAATTCAACACCCAAATAGTTATTAACCTTTAAATCAGAATAGAATGGAAGAAAAATTAGGAACAGAATGGTTGGTTGAGCAGTTGAGAAACGGAAAAGAATTAAACGATGAATTAATTCAAGAAGCCAAAGAAATTGAGAACAAAAATAAAGCCGAAAGGAAAGTAAATAAGGTTGCAATTAAGGATTATGAAAATGATGTTCACCTTCTTTTAAACGCATTATTATTAACAGGTATTCAGATTGATTATCCTACGGCAGATTTGGTTCATATTTGCCTTAAAAGATTTAATAAATTGAAAGGTAAAATGTCTATTTCTGATGGAGTTCAAATCAAAATTGAACACGAAAAGAAATGGAAAGAATATTTTGAATCAAAAAAATAATTAAAATTAATAACTATGAAAAAAAATGTAAATAATAAGATTGATAAATGGTATAAGTTGAATGAAGAATTTGATACTGCATTAGATTCAATGACAACAAATGATTGGAATAAATATAATGTCAAAAAAAAAGATAAAAAATACTTGATAATTTTATTTATAGTTTACATAATTCTCTTTTTTTTATTTTTATATAAAACAATTAAAATTGAAAAAGATATTTATAATCGTAATTATATTGAAAATACAGAAAAAATTAGTAAGCCAAAAGATTTGTATTACGATACAACAATATCAGATGGTAAAAGAAAATATTTAGAAACTATTTATAAAAAATAAAAATGGCACAAAGCCGAACAACACTACAACGAAAACTTTAAATCAAACCAAAATGAAACAGAAACTAACTAAGGAACAACGACTCAAAAGAGACGAGTTTAACCGACGATTGAGAAACTCTTTCATCGTCCTGACTTTGTTGCCTGTTATTTCCGACCACATGGACGAAATGCTGGAGGAGTTACCCGTTGGCGACATTCCCGAGGGAACACCCGAACTTCTGGATAAATTTCGCGAGTTGGACGAAAAGTTCATAGGGCAAGAGTGGGGAGTGATGGATCAGCAAATTTCAATCCAAAGGGAGTTCCGTAAGTGGATAGGTCGTAATTTTGTGAACACTTGACAGTTGAACGCGTCAAGCCCAAGCCCTCTTGATTTCGGTCGGGAGGGTTATTTTTTTTTTACATTTTATTATTCATTTGAATAAATATTGTATATTTGTCAAAAATTAAATGATATGATAATAGTAATGAAAGAGGGGTTTGAAGTCACCCCTGAAATTGAAGCGTTAGCGCGAAGCTATGACTTCTACACTGCCTACAT